TCAGTATTTTTCCATGATTTCAGCGACATTTGCCTTGAGTTTCTTTGTGACATGGGTGTAAATTTGGGTTGTAGTCTTAGCATCTGCATGTCCCACACGGTCCATGATGGCTTTCAAGGGAACTCTATTTTCTGCTAGACGGCTGACAAGGGTATGGCGAAAGATGTGGCTGGTCAAGTTTTTCTGTATAGGTTTTTCAAGTCGCTGATTTGCCTTCTTCAAGGCTAGGTTGAAAGAGTTGGTTTGTATAGGTACGCCATTCTTGGTTGTAAAGATGTAGCCCATATCCCGATAACGTGGGTTGGTATTTTTTTCTAGCTCATTCATGAACTCCAATTCCTCTATAATTTCCATTTCCCGTTTGGTCATAAATGTTTCACGATAGGAAGCGTTGGTTTTTGGGGTCGTTTTCTCACCGTTACGATAGCCTTCAGTATGGTCGTAGGTACCGTGTAATTGTAAAATCTTGGTCTCAAAATCACGGTTTTCTGGCTCAAGACTGACCGCTTCACCAATACGGCAGCCATTTAGGCTCATAAATTCTGCTAGTAATGCAGCTCGGTATGTGCTAGGTCGCCTGAACAATTCTTTCAGCAGGGGCTTGATTTCATCTTCCTCAAGATATTTTTCTTCAATTTTTTTCCAGTCTTCCAAGGTCTTTTTAATCCGTGGAAGTTTGGCCCGTCTAGAAGGATTGTCTTTGATGATGTCCAAGTCAACTGCATAATCAAAAGCAAGGTTCAACATGGATTTGGTACGCTCTTTCTTGTTCCTGGAGCAATCCAGGTTGTCTAGGTAATTTTGGACGTATTTTGGGTCAATATTGACTACTTTGATATCCAGACCAAAACTGTCTCTGATTTCCTTAATATTGCCCTTCAGAGAAGCGATTGAAGTGCGTTTGATTTCTTGCTGGTAGAAAGTCCACCATTGGTCGAAAAGGTCTGTAAATAGCATTTCAGAGCTTTTCAGCTTGCTTAGGGTATCTGCTATCTTTGCATCCAGTATTTTCTGGGCCTCTTTTCTGATCCGTGGAGTATCTTTCTCCATGAGGACGGATTTCCTTTTCCATTTTTGCGTATAAGGGTCACGGTATCTTTCAACAAAATTCACTTTTCCGGATTCATGTGCTTCTGGCCACATTGATTTTACCTCATTTCTGTGTTAAAATGGGTATAGTAAAGAGGCCTACTGTAAAGCAGGTTTTTTACTATATCGTATTCGCCCTACGCTCGGACCGTCCAAAGTTGAGCGTGGGGATTTTTTGTGTTCAAATCATAAAAAGCACCTATACAAAGTACAGGTGCTTACAGTGGAGTTAAATGCTCCAAAATAATGTTTCAATGGTAGTAGGTACTACCAAGATTTACCTGTATTATATCACTCTTTGTTTTCTTTGTCAAATTTTATCCACTTGCCAGAAAGAAGTTGCTTAGCAAGTGCTCTATCAATATCGTCCATAACTTCTTTGGATAAAGTGATTCTACCGATGGGGTCGAGGTCATTGATTGGCTTAGCTATTTTAAGTTTGCTAACTGATGTAATAGAATCTACTTTAGCATACGATACTTTATCATAGTTAGCATAGCGAGTTTTTAGTGAAGTAATCTTATCAGTATCAGCCTGAAGCCATTTTCTAATGGTATCAATTTCTACTGGGATGAATTTCCCTTCTGGGTCATGACGATTATAGTAGTCTAACCATAGTCTAGTTTGTTCAGTATCTTCATTTGGTCGATAAATATAGCCTCCTTCTGGCAAATTGAAACTTGATAGTTCAATAGCATCTGTCAACTTAAAGAGTTCTTTGATTTTATTAACGGCCGTCTCATTTTCGTTCATTATCCCCGAAAAGACAGCTTTCCCGATTGAGATATTATTTTTTCCGTTTTTAGAAGTTAAGGGTAGTACTGTTAATTTTCCATTGTTTGGGTGATCTTTCTTATCTAGGACTATTCCAAAGTGAGAATTTGAAAATTCTGTTCCTGTATTTGTCCCAAAATGGATAAAGACGATAGTTCCTCTTTTGTATCGATTATATTTCTGAGGTCTGTTGAGGTTTTCAGTCCGAAAAATCTTAGCTCTCGTTATCTCTGATTTTGCCAGATAATTGAATTTCGGATTATGTGGGTGATTTGCAATTTTTAGCAGTATATCTCTTGCTGCTGTCAGTTGTCGTTTGTTATCCATTTTCCTCCTATCCCCTATAAATATCCACCACTTCACCAATGGTTCTGATATCGTCGTCTTCGTTCAAGTAGATTTCTTCATAGCTATTGTTTAGGCTCTGTAGGTACCAGCGTCCGTCATAGTCACGTTTAAGTTTCTTAACAAAGTTCTTACCGTTGATTTGAAAAATGCCGATGTCGTTGATTTCCACCTTACTTGTCACATTGATAAAGAGTAAATCATTATCTTTTATCATTGGCTCCATGGAGTCGCCTGCCACTTTTGCGATTGTATCGTATTTTTCTGGGACATCGCTTGCTCGAAGTCTTACTTCCATGTGGAGATTGTCCTCTTGGAATGTGCCATGACCTGCTGCAACCAATCCTTCGACATAGTCAGTGATGTAATCTTCGGAATCCTCACGAACTTCAAAGATTGATGTAACCTTATTCTGTTCTTCCAACTGTACCTCGGCATAGTCGAGGACTTTTTCTTGTCTAGTTGGTTCGAGCTTGTTGTAAATCTCGAGAATTTCAGATTGTTCGATGTTGTTATCTAGCAATACCGAAAAAATATCAGGTTTTATTCCAAGTGCTGTACAAATTCTTAAAACATTATCAACGTTTGAATTAAGAATCCCTCTGTTTAAAATTGAATTTATAGTGGATGCGGGCATATCAATTTTTAGTGAAAATTGACGAACGCTACCGTATCTTCTTTCTATAAGTTCACGTAAATTTTGTTCATCCATAATTGACTCCTTTTCTACATTGTAACACACGATTTTTCGTTTGTCTAACAAAAATAAACGAAAAAATATTTAATTTATTATTGACAATGAACGAAAAATAGTTTATACTCTAATCAAGCTCACGAAAGAGCTTAAAAAAATAAAACTTTAAACGAATTTTCGTTCATTATTTTAGAAAGGAGTGCATATGCTGAATATTGATAGCGTACGCAGAGAAAAAAATATCGCAATCGTCGATATCGCTGACTTTTTAGAAGTTCGTGCACAAACTGTTAGTGATAAGATTAAGGGACGTTATCCATTTACTTTTAACGAAGCATTGGAAATTCAGCGACATTTTTTCCCTGAGTATGAATTAGGGTATTTGTTTAGCGAAGCAGTCTCAACTGCTTAATATTTTTAATTACATGAACGAAAATTCGTTCAAAATATAGAAAGGAGAAGGGGATGAATGAGCTAGAAAGAACAGCCCTCAATGAAATACTGAGGACTGTGACTCATATAGCTGAGAGGGTGGATAGACTTGAAGAACAGTTATCTCCACATCTTACAGAAACGGATAAAAAAGAGGTTATGGCATTGATTAGTGATGCACTTTCGAAAGGAAGAGGCGTCTCTGACAGTAATCTTGACGGTCTCAAAAATAGGCCAAAGATTCATCAGGGGATAGAAGGTGTTAGATAAACAAATTTTCTAATTTCTTTAGCTCTAGATGATATTCGGGAGAAATATGGCTATAAGCCTTGTCGAAAAAGGTATTTAAGTCAGAGACTACATAGAGTTCTGACAGTTTGCGACACTCTGCTAGAAAACTGGGTCTTTCTTGAAATACTGGCAGTATCATTGCAGCTATGTAAGTGTTTATCTTGCGATTTGTTGGATTAACTTTTAAGTAGTCTAAAGGTAATTGTTTTAGATTTACAGGTTCGCTTTCTTGAAATTGCAATTCGCTGTACTCAAGCGTGAATTCAGAAAAACCTTGAATGAGAGGATTTGTTGATCTAGACCACTCTTGGGCAAAGCCTTGAAGAAAGAGGTGAGAAGACACTTCGGCCAACACTTCTTCAAGCCAAAACATCGGCGTATTATACGGCGATTTATAGTAAGCGTGTAATAGTTCATGCCCCAACTGGTAAATGACTTGAGAATGCTCATTGATTTCTTGCATGTGCAAGAAAATCAAGTTGTCATCTGGAAAGGATACAGGGCAGTCAATAAATGGAGCGAAGATAATTGCTAAGTTTTCATCTTTAAAATTGGGGAAAATGTCTTGAGCAGTATTTGCTAGATAATCAAATACAGCTGAGTGCAGAGCGGAGCTAAACGGCTCTGGTAATTCATTGATTGATTGAAAAAACATTTTCCAATTTGTTTCAGGCACAATATACTTTTTCACGCTAGTTCTCCAATCGTTTTTATTTTAATTATAGCAAATTTTAAAGAACTAGAAAGGAGAAGGGATGTTACATCACTACATAACAAAGTACACAGAGAACAATCAGAGGTATTCTGAGAGCTGGATACAAATCAATATTTTCGGCAAGTGTTTCTGTCTATGGAAAAAGCGTATCAAAATTTGACACGCTCTATAGGTTATTGTTTGACCCAGTTTCGACCAGGTTCTTGAGTAGGTGGTAAGCGATCACCTTTGTCGATGTGTACCACACGTCCGCCAGAAACTTGTCCACCACGAGGACCAACTTCTTGATATGTCCCAGCAGGTTGATTGTCAGTTCCTGGTTTGATTAGGTTTTTACTCATATCGTTTCTCCTTTCATTAATATTTAACGCACAGGAGAAAATCACTTGATTTGGTAGTTAAAGTTGGATTTATTTTCCTGATTGTCATGGGTAAATTATATATCAAAAACATGCTTTTGTCAATATATAGTGTGGAAAGACATAAATATACACTATATGTAGTGTATAAGTCTTTATAAGCGTTAAAACTAATTTTATAAATATTGGTAAGGAGTAAAACAATATGTTGTGGAAAAATATCGAACGAATTTTGGCTGAAAAAAATTTAACAGTCTATAAGCTTTGTCTGCTTGCTGGAGTCGGCACAGCTCAGATCTACAATCTGCGTGATGGCAGGGTCAAAGATTTGCATTTTGAAACAGTAAAAAAAATCGCCAAGGCTCTTGATGTGAGCCTGGACGAATTAGCAAAAAGCTAATAAAAATAGCCCCATGACAAAGGTCAGGAGCTTACCAAAAATTTCACTTAAATTATATCACAGAAAGGAATGAATTGCTATGCCAAAAGCAGAATTAGTCTACAGACCGGCTAAACAGTCTGAAAAGGCAGAAGCTGGTGACTATGAGCACCTTTGTCAAATTTGGGAAGGTTTAACAGTCGGAACGGCTAAAGTTTGGGCGGCAGAAATGCGTGAGCATCCGGACTTCAGACAATACATTGAAAATCCAACTCACAGAATTGTCTTTATTAACTACGAAGGTTTCCGATTGTTTATCAAGTGGAAAAGTCGCAATCGATACAGACCGAAGAAAGAAACATTGGCAGAAATGCTTGAAAATATCAAACGAGAAAAACAGTTAGGAGCTTAGAATGACAGAAAATATTTTTACAGCCATAGGAGCATGTGCAGTATTTGCCATTCCGTGCGTAGTGGTTGCAGCGATTGATTACAGGAATGCGGAAAAGCAACGCAAGGAACGTGAAGCTAGACTACTAAGAGAACAGCTGACAGCGTTGGCATGTGAACGTGCAGTTGAAGCTGATCGCTTAGCCTGGAAGAACAGAGTTAGACAGTCACTTGCAAGCTGGGAACCAATCAAGTTTGCTGATGAGGTACCAACTAGGAAGGTTAGAAAGTGGGGTAGACATGCTTAGTAAGTTTTTTAGAACAAATCAAGTCGACAGCTATGGCATTGACCTACCAGCTAAAACAATTGATCGACTTGAACGTGAAAATGCCATTCTTCGTGGCATGGTAAATGATCTTGATAAAGAAAATTGTGAATACAGACGAGTCAATCAACAATTGGTTGATGAAAATGCACGACTACAACGTATTGCAGAAAAAGAAGAAATTTTAGGAGGTGCCTATGGTTAGAAATAAAATGTCAAACCTAGCCGATACCTTATTCGCTCAATTGGAATATTTGGATGATAGGGAACTCTCGGAAAATGAACTGCAGATCGAAATTGAACGGTCAAAAGCCATGGTTTCAGTGGCTGGTCAAATTGTTTCGGTTGGCAAGTTAGCCATTGATGCGAAAAAATTAGAGTCAGAAACAGGTCTTAATCCTGGTATTGCTCTGTTGGAGTAGCTTATGGGAAGGAAAATCTATACAGACGAAATTAAGGCCTTTATTTTTAAAAATTACAAGGGCAAGACATCTCAAGAGGTTGCAAATTTAGTGAATGGACATTTCGGAACATCTTTTACAGCACTTCAGATAAAACGTTTCCGCGGAAACCACAAATTAAATTCGGGACTAACAGGTCACTTTCCGAAAGGGAATGAACCGTACAACAAAGGAAAAAAATTTCCGAATATGCCACCAAATAGTGGTCAATTTAAAAAAGGTAACAGGCCGCATGGTTATCAACCTGTAGGGACAATCAACATGACCACAGATGGCTATTTGAAGGTTAAAATTGCTGATCCGAATGTCTGGGAAAGGGTACACCTGCAGGTTTGGAGAGAACATCATGGTCCAGTCCCAAAGGGATGTATCATCGTTTTTTTGGATGGCGACAAAACCAATGTTGATATCTCAAACCTAGTTTGCGTTACCCGAGCTGACCTTGCTCAAATGAATAAGAATAGGTATTTTGATAACGATGCAGACACTACTAAAGCTGCAATTGGGATGGTACAACTACAAAGAAAGGTAAAGGAAATTACAAATGGCAACACTATATGAACTAACCGGAATCTTTAAGCAAATTGCAGAAATGGAAGGTATTGATGAAGAAACCAAGCTGGATACGCTTGAGTCTATTGACTGGACGGAACAATTTGAAGAAAAGGTTGAAAACACCGTCAAGGTCATCAAGAACAAAGAAGCTGATGTGGATCAACTCAAAGAAGAAATCGACCGCTTAACCAAACGAAAAAAATCTATTGAAAATGACATCACACGACTCAAAACAGGTCTACAAGGTGCATTTGAAATCACTGGACATGAAAAAGTTAAGACTTTGCTATTTACCGTGAGCTTGGCCAACAATCAACCATCTGTGGTTGTAGATGAAGATCTGCTGCCTAAGAAATATTTTATTCAAACATTGAAACCAGACAAGACAGCTATCAAAGAGTTGCTGAAAGCTGGTAAGAAGGTCAAGGGTGCAGTGTTGCAAGAAAGTAGAAGTTTGAGGATTAGATGATGAAGATACTTTCAATCGATCCATCAAGTAACCGAATTGAAACATCTACAACAGGAATAGTCTTGCTGGATAATGCAGGTCTAGTGAGCTATTGGATAGTTCCGTTCGGTGCTAGAAATTTCAGTAAATGGTTCCGTGAAGTAGGTCGTGACCTGGAATACGATGTTGCCATCGTGGAAGAATACCAGGTACGTGACAATGATTATTCTCGAGACAACTCAGTCGCTGAAACCGTGGAAGCTGTTCAAGCGTGCTTTCCAAACGTGGAACTTGTTCGCAACGCTGGCTATGTGTCAGACATTCCTGATCAGTTGCTTAGGGAGCTTGGTCTTTGGACTTTTGACAAATCACATCATCAGGATGTGAGGGCGGCGGCTCGATTGGCACTATTCTGGGCACAGAGAAAAGACATCGAGGAGGTTATTCAAGACATTGGAAATCGAATTACGCAAATGGCAAGCTGAGGCCGTAAAACGGAGCGATCGCGATTGCCTAGGTATCTTTTTAGAGGGATTAGGCGGTCGCGGGAAGACTATTTGTGCCTTTGAGATCGCCAAGCATAAGGGTGCCAAGAAGGTCTTGGTCCTGAACAATCGGCTATCTATACTGAATGGCTGGATTGACACTCACAACAAGCTCTACTCACAAGACTTCCAGCTGGAAGCTATGACAGATAAGCGAATGCAGAATATCGTAGCAAGCGGTGTGGTCCTAGAGTTTGATGTTTTAATCGTCGACGAGTGGCAGAATATGTCCAGCGAGGCTAACTATAAAGCTTACAAAAAAATCCGACGTGGATACTCAATAGGGCTGTCCGCAACTCCAATCAGAAAGAAGGGTCAAAACTTCTATCCGCTGGAAAAGACAATCTTTGGTCAGGCAGAGCCAAACAACAAATTTGATTGGCAGAAGCAGCATGGCAAGATGAAATACGACCGTTTCAGCTACTCGAAGGAGAAGTGGGAAGACTTCCGTGACTATGAAAGTTATGTATCAGGATTGCCAAATTTCTTCCGTTGGGAAGAGATTGAGGAAATCGAAGGAGCAGAGGAGAACAACGGTTTTGAAGTTATCTTTGAGCCAATGTGGTGCCTACCTGCCAATCCTGATGAATTAAACCAACTGCGACGGCTGAACATCGTCGGAAAGAATGGTAAGTATGCTATGGCCAAGCAGTCATTTGGTCGAAAGACTTTCGAGAGGTATCTGACCCAGACAGGTTTTGATGTGGATTTTCCAAAGATTAAAGCAGTCAATGCAGATACACCAATGCTATTGCAGTTAGATCTTCTCTTGGCCAAGCAATCGGAAATGTTAATTGTCAGCAAGTCCAAGCAGATCGTTGAGGTTATCTATGAACGGCATCCTGAAATCGGTATTTGGACTGGCGATAAGAAAGAAGGGCATGATAGGATCAACATGGTCGCTACTAGCCAAGTATTAGGAGTTGGGGTCGATGGGCTCCAGCACCGTTTTAAAACAATTGTAGTTCTGGATCCGTCCCAGCCTAGTGACGGAGATTACGATGACTATCGGCAACTTCTTTGGCGGATTACTGGTAGCCGTCAGCAGCACGACGTTAGGGTCGTAGAATTTTATTTTTAAAACAAAAGGAGTAAAAAAATGAAAATTTCAAACAAGTTAATCGTATTGCGTGAGAAAGAAAAGGGCTATTTTATGTCAGAAATCAAAAATAATCCCCATTCACTTGCAACGAAAGCAGGTTTTGTAGAAGAAATCCGTGGTGCCCTATCACTTCCATATGAGTATTATTTGAAACAAAAATCCGAAATTAAAGCTCTTGCGAAAATTCACGATTGTGAAATCATCTTGGTAGATGCTGAGTACACACTTACTTATCCCAATGGAGAAGAGGTTTCTAATATTATTTCTAAAGAAGAAAATTTATTTGAAGAATTGATGGAAGCATTCAAACAATTTTAAGGAGAATACATGACAGTAAAAGAATCGCCAATATTTGCAACCCTGTGCAGTATTCAGACAGAGCTGGTTGCACCGAAAGGACAGTACAATTCTTTCGGAAAATACAACTATCGTAGTGCAGAGGATATTTTGGAGGCACTAAAGCCTTTACTCAAAAAGCATGATGCATCCCTGGTATTAAATGACGATATCGAACAGATTGGGGACCGCTACTATGTTCGTGCTACAGTAACATTATTTGCATGTGGCAGTTCAATCAGTGCCCAAGCGTCAGCAAGGGAAGAAGATACAAAGAAAGGTATGGATGGCAGCCAGATCACCGGAACTGCATCCAGTTACGCTCGAAAATATGCTCTTAACGGGTTGTTTGCCATTGATGATAACAAGGATCCTGATACTGGCGAATATGCGAACCAGACTGGTAAGCAAGCACAAGCTCAGAAACCAGCGCAAAGTAAGCCTACATCAAATCCGAAACAGAACCAGAACGCATCTGGCAGTGTTAAGTACATCACGGGAGCCCAAGCGAAGAAGCTACGTGAAGACATCAAGAATATTGCGGAGGCTTCAGGCGGTCCGGTTAATACCGTTGGAGTGTGGTTCATTGGCCAGCTGGGCGTGGATAAAATCGAAAGTATTCCAGCTGACCGTTTGAAAGAAGCACAGGATCTGATTGTAAAAACTAAGAAAGCGAAAGGGATTGAATGATGATAATTGAAACTTTGAAAGAATTTGGAATGGCTGTACTTTGGTTATTCCTTGGCTATCTGCTCGGTGAGCGTAACAAGAAAGGAAGCGAGTAATGGGTTATACGGAACTTGGGCGAAAACGTCCAATCAAAATTCAAGGTGATACCTATGACGAAATCTTGATTTACAAATATAAAGGCGAAGTTTGGGGCGTGTGTTATAAAGGCTGCGAGATTGATGGCGTTTATAATTACACAAAAAAAGATTTCTATTGGTCGAGAATCTTTGGAATGACATTGAAAGAAATTGTTAAGAAAGTCATTCAACCATTAAAAAGATCTTTTCCAGGAGATTACTCAATGATTGATGAACATTTGGTAAGAAAGGCATTGAAGGTGGATAAATTATGATTAACAACGTAGTATTGGTAGGACGCATGACTCGTGATGCAGAACTTCGTTACACTCCGTCAAACCAGGCTGTTGCGACTTTTACCTTGGCTGTCAATCGCAACTTCAAAAACCAAGATGGGGAGCGTGAAGCAGATTTCATCAACTGTGTCATTTGGCGTCAGCAAGCCGAAAACTTGGCTAACTGGGCTAAAAAGGGTGCTTTGATTGGAATTACAGGTCGCATTCAGACTCGTAGCTATGACAACCAACAAGGGCAACGTGTCTACGTTACTGAGGTAGTTGCAGAAAGTTTCCAACTCTTGGAAAGCCGTGGACAACAGTCGAATTATCAAGACGGCTCATTTGGAAATTCAAGTCCTATGGATATCCAAGACGAAGATTTGCCGTTCTAGGAGGTGCTAGATGGGAATGAAGAAAGCGGCTTTGGCTTATCAGAAAAAGGGCTTTTCTGTAATTCCTATAAGCCCTTCTAATAAGCAACCGATGATAAAATTTGCTGATAAACCGGCTATGACCGCGCAAGAGATTGAAGATTTTTGGAATCAGTATCCGGATAGTAATATCGCTGTCCGGACTGATAAATTCTTCGTAATCGACATCGACTTGCACGGCAAACATAATGGATATGAGAGTCTGGCCAATTGGGAACATCTTAACTTACTTACCCCGACGCTGCAGGCGAAGACTGCCAGCGGTGGCAAGCATATCTTTTACTTTAAGCATCCGGATGTGTCCATGACACAGATGATTGGTTTTCTTCCTGGAGTGGATGTCAAAGCTCATCCAAATAATTATGTTCTGGTCGCTCCCTCAAAAACACCTAAAGGGGAGTATGCCTGGGACTTGGAAAAGTCGAAAGAAGGCGGGACCATGGTCACTGCTAGTCGAGCGCTAGTCATGGCAATTAAGCAAGAGTATCTGAAAAAGAACAACCGGAGCGAACTTGATGACATTTATTATCAAATTCGGAATGGTGCTGGCAAACGAAATCGGACCACGGAGGTCTTTGAAATGATTGTCAAAGGCTTTGGTGAGGAAGGTAGTCGAAACGATACGGCAGCCAAATTTGCTGGGACATTATTGGCCAGAAGTGTTGACCCAAACTGTGTTTTGGAATTGGCACGGATTGCGAATAATAATTCTGCTGATCCACTAAGCGATAGAGAGTTAAGTCGGACGGTAGATAGTATGATACAAAAACACATGAGGGGAGGTGGCAGTGATTGGTGATGTTGTAAATATCTCTGTCAAGCAGTTTACCAGGACGAAAAAAAAGGTACTGGATGAAAACGGAGAAAAGGTTGAGATTGATGCCATTGTCGCAGACAGCCCTCGAAATGTGCTGTTGGCCATGAAGAGTGATAACAAGCTCAATGACTTCCTTCGGCACAACGAATTTACTGGTGAGCATGAGATTGTGGCCGATGTCAAATTGGATGCTATCAGCATGAGGAAAGGTCAGCTGCCATCTGCATTTGAATCTTATCTCAGTGTTTACCTGGAAAATCATTTCAAGGTTGTGTTCAAGACCAGGGCTTTGCAAGATGGTATTGAGGCATTCTTTGCAGAAAAAACCTATAATCCTGTTCAGGAATACATGGAACATGCCTATGACAGTTGGGACCACAAGGAACGTCTGAATCAAGTCTTCCAGACCTGGCTAGGTGCTGAGGACAGCATCTATGTCCAGAAAATAGCGGAGATGTTTTTCGTCGGGGCTGTGTCCAAGGTCTTCAATCCATGGGTAAAGTTTGACTACACTCTAGACCTGGTCGGTGGGCAGGGTGCTGGTAAGACAACATTCCTGCAAAAGATCGCAGTTGACTGGTACACGGATTCTGCTAAGGATTTCATGGACAAGGACAACTACGAGATCATGCTAAAATCCCTGATTGTCAATGACGACGAGATGGTGGCTAGTAGGAAGACGACGTTTGATGAGCTCAAGGCTTTTGTGACCAAGACCGATTTGACATTCCGTAGGTCCTATGGTCGTCGTGCTGAAAAGTTTCCCAAAAACTTCGTGATTGCTCGGACCAGCAACAAGGTCGAGTATCTTGGTGATAAAACTGGTGAGCGTCGTTTCCTACCGATCTTGGTGGATGCAGCTAAACAATTCGTCAAGCCATTCGACATGACGGACAATGATGTCCTGCAGTTGTGGGGTGAGGCAGTTGCAATTTACAAAAAAGGCTTCACGTTGACCTTTGACGAAGACTTCGAGGATGAGCTGGCAGTCTATAAAGAACGCTTCACTTATCGAGATGAGGCAGAAAACCAAATCTATGATTATTTGGATATGCTGGTTCCGGAAGAATGGGAAAGCATGTCCGTAGTTCAACAGCATCAGTACACATGGGCTTATTTCAACAATGGTGTGTATCGGAATGATGCCGGTTTTATTTACGAAGGTGTCAAACCGCAAGAAAGTGTGTCATCGAAGCAGATCCTGAAGAATGTTTTTGACATCGATGTTGCCAAAGGAGATAAATTAGCTCGGAAGATTAAGCTGATCATGGACAACAACCAGGATTGGGAGTACAAAGTTAAGAAGGTAAATGGCAAAGCAATTCGAGGATATTTCCGGAAATAATATGCAGAAAAAGTGATGTAACCGAAAACGTGTTTTGATGTAACTTTTAGTCAAAAGGTTACATCAAGTTACATCAAGGTTACACCAATGATGTAACCGTTGAAAAACTCAATCGTATCAAGGGTTTAAAGGTGTTTTTTTAGAAAAAAATAAAAAAGTGGTGTAACCGCCCTAAACCCTTGGTAATATTGGGTTTATAAGTCATCTCTACTGTTAGTTACATCATTTATATAAATATTTAAGTTAATAAAATTAGCAAGTGCTATAAAGCCCGGTATAATAGGATTTTTGATTTTTATAAAAAAAGTTTTTAGAAAAGTGATGTAACCTTGTAACCGTGAAATTTTATGCAAAAGAATGAATAAAAAGGAGTAAAAATGACATATACAGTAACAGTATTATTTGATCACGTGCTAGTTGACGAAACGCATTGCTTCGAAAATGAAGCTGATGCCTTGAAATGCAAAGCAGGCCTGGAAGCTAGGTATCGAGGTCAGCGGTTGTATAGTGTGAAGATGGAGGAAGTCGAGTGAAAGAAAATGATCCATTGGTTTTAGTGACTCTGTGTCTAGTCATCGCTTTGTTTGCAGCAGTAACAGAAGTAAAAGTATTGCGTGGACAAGTGAAAAGGCTGGAAGAACGTGAAACGGTTATTATTCACAAGGTTGACAATGCGGGCGTGACTATGGTTGGAAAAGTCACAGGGAAGGACATTGTTGACGGTAGGTACTATGTAGAAATCGGTGCCTACGGCAAATTCCTGGTCACAAAGGGTCAGTTTGAAACAATCAAAATCGGTGATGATATTCCGGATTACCTACAAGGAAGGGGTAGTTGATGACTTAAGGCTTTCCGACTGTTGCAGGTCGGTGGGTCATTCTGCTAAAAATAAATTAAAAAGGAGGACTCTTTTGTAGATTAAAGTTACATTATTGGGCCAATGGCAGTACGGTCAGCCACAAATAAATTAAATAGAAAGTAATTGCAAATGGTATCAGAGTCCAACTCCCTATTGTGGTACGGGTGGGGGACGAATATTACAAAATTGGAGGAATAAAACAATGTACGAAAATGAATATCAAGTAACAAAACGTCAGGTAGTAGCAGGCGCTACAATTATTGGACTTATTATTTTTGCAGTATTTTTTAGATTGACCGCGGTTGTAAAAATTCCAGCTAATACAGTCGGTGTTAAAGTCTCTGCTTTTAATGGTGTACAAGAAAAGACTTTACAGACAGGGTACCATCTGAAACTCCCATTTGCTGACAAGGTGTATAAATTACCGACATCAGTTCAGACCAAGACCATGGAAGCTATCACGACACAGACCAAGGATGGTCAGTGGTTGAATACCAATATTGATGTTAAATACAAGGTCAATAAGGCAGAGGCTATGACTGTATTTACCAACTACACAGACCTAGAAAACGTGAGTAACAGCGTTGTCGCTCCAGCGGTTCAACGGGCCATTGAATCCGTGACAGGTGAGTATGATATTTACGAAGTACTAGGGTCTAAACGTACAGAAGTTTATGGCAAGATTGACCAGAAGCTAAAAGAACGGTTCGCAGCTGACAACTTGGAGTTTGTGTCTTTCACTATCACTGACCAAGACGCTGGTGACGAGATAGAGAAGGCGATAAAAGACGAATCGGTTAAGCAGAAGCAGGTTGATTCTGCTAAGCAGGATCAAGAAAAAGTTAAAATCGAAGCGGAAACTAAAAAAATCCAAGCTCAGGCTGATGCGGATGCTGAAGTCATTAAGGCTCAAGGGCAAGCAAAAGCCAACGCTGAATTAAACAACTCTATCTCTGACAACCTCATCCGAATGAAAGAAGCTGAAGCACGTTTGGAACATGGTTGGGTTGAAGTTATCACTCAAGGGGATGTGATTACGAATCAAGAGTAACAAAAAAAGCCAAGGCACTCTCTGCCCTGACTGTGGTTTCGCTATCAATATTATACCACAAAAAGGAGACAGAGAGTGAACAAGGCTAAAGAGTTGCTTGATGAACTACAAAACCTAGATTTAGACATTCAAAGCCGGATAGATGAAATCAATGAACTTGAGGCAGGTTTGCTCTCAAGCCCAAAATGGAAAACTGATAAGGTTCAGGGTGGGAAAGCTAAGAAAGTTGATGATGTCTATTCCCAGCTTGTAATCATGAAAGAAGCTATTGAACAAGATACCAATGAAGTTATTAACAGGAAACTTGAATTAGGTAGATTGATTAACAAGCTGAAAAATCCAAAAAGCAGGTCAGTTCTCAGAATGACTTACATTACTAAAATGTATGTTGATGATGTTTGCGACAAAATGGGTATCAGTAGAACCACTTTCTATACTTGGAGGAATACGGCTATCTGTGAGTTGAATGATGTTTTGGAAAAAATGGAACTAAATTGAACTTTACAAAACCGTACTGAACAAATCAATACTTGTCAGCACAGTTCTAAAAATCTGCTAGAATGGTAGTATAAAGAATTAAGGGTAAGGCACCTATGAAGTGTCTGCCCTTTTCTTTTTTCAAAACAAACAAAGCAGGGAGGAGGGGCATGGAGAAAAGTGAACTAGCACGCAAAGACTATGAGGCAGGCATGAAGTACAAAGATATTGCTACTAAGCATGATGTCTCAATCAACACAGTCAAATCATGGCAACGTAGACACAAATGGAGCCGTGACAAAAAGGGTGCACCCAAAACTCCAAGAGGTGCACCCAAAGGGAATAAGAATGCAGACGGACACGGAGCCCCTAAGGGAAACACTAACGCCCTCAAACATGGATTGTTTGCTAAGTACATACCTCGAGATGTTCTCGAGATAGCTCAAGATATTTCTGATAAACACCCAATTGACATCCTTTGGGAAAACATCACGCTAACCTATGCTAATCTACTGCATGCTCAGCGTATTTTATTTGTTCAAGATATAGAGGATAATACAGAATTTATTTCTGGAGATGGTCTGAAAGGAACAACCTACGAACATCATACAGCATGGGATAAGCAAGGTAAAGCTCTGGCAGCTATCGCAAAAACACAAGGAGAACTGCGACAGATGATTAAGGCTTATGATGAGCTAACACGCTCACCGCTTGTCACTGAAGAGCAGCGATTGAGAATTGATACTCTCAAAGCTAAATTGCAAACGGAGGGGGATTCAGATGGCGAAATCATCATTGTCGACAGCTGGTCCGACGATTGATATCCAGAGAAACGTTAATCCGCATTTCAAACCAGTCTGGACTTCAAAGAAACCCTACAATATCCTCAAGGGTGGTCGGAACTCGTTTAAGTCATCGGTTATTGCTTTGTTGCTGGTTTACAAGATGTTGCTTGCAATCTTAAAAAAACAGACTGTCGAAATCATCATCGTTCGAAAGGTTGCAAATACAATCTATGATTCAGTGTATAAAAAAATTGAATGGGCATTGCGAAAATTCGGTGTGCACAATCAATTCAGAATGTATAAGAGTCCGTTTAAAATCACTCATGAAAAGACCGGTTCTACTTTCCACTTTTATGGTCAGGATGACTTTCAAAAACTGAAATCAAACGAGGTTGGTGCAGTCATTGCTGTCTGGTACGAGGAAGCTGCTGAGTTTAACAGCGCAGAGGAATTTGACCAGTCAAACAGTACGTTTATGCGTCAGAAACATCCAGATTATCCTTATGTGCAATTCTTTTGGTCATATAACCCACCTCGAAATCCCTATGCCTGGATAAACGAATGGTTGGACAGTTTGAGGGGGCATGACAAATACCTGATCCACGAGTCGAGCTATCTTAATGATGAGTTAGAATTTGTGACCGAACAAATGCTTGATGAAATAGAGCGTATCAAACAGAATGACTTTGATTATTACAGATACTTGTATCTTGGTGAGCCAGTTGGGCTAGGTACCAATGTCTATAATTTAGACTTGTTCCACGTCGTAGATGGTATTCCACAAGACGAGCGAGTAGTTTATCAGTATTTCTCTATTGACGGTGGACACCAGCAATCAGCAACAACCTGTTTGCATATTGTTTTGACATCTAGTCGAAAGGTCTTTGTTATTGATAATTACTATTACAGTCCAGCTGGCAAAGTAAATAAAAAATCACCAAGCCAGTTATCAAAAGACCTGCATGAGTTTATCATGGAAAAATCTATCAAACGTGTTCCTGGTGCTGTCCTGCGAAATCAGACGATAGATAGTGCCGAAGGTGCATTACGAAATGAATATTACGAAAGATTTAAGGTCAGGTTGAATCCGGTCAAGAAAAAGACAAAAATCATCATGACTGAGTATGTGCAGTCACTGCTTGCACTTGATCGTGTTTACGTGGTTCGAAGCGAGAACAATATGAAATACTTCCTGGAAGAGCATAAGCGATATATGTGGGACGAGAAAACAGTCATGTCGGATAATCCAGCTGTTGTGAAAACTGACGACCATACCTGCGATGCGTTTCAGTATTTCGTAATGGATAATTTGAGAGACCTTGGCTTGATTGCTTAGGAGGTGATACTTTGAGTTTATGGAACAATATAAAAAATCTTTTTAGGAGAGGAGGAGATAAATTGGCACAAATGACAGATAAGGAGCTTCAGACAATTCTTGATCACCCGAAAATCTCTTTGAGTAAGGATGAGGTTGAACGGATTAGAGAGGATTTCACAATCTATGCTGGCAAACATCCACAAGTTGAATATCTCAACTCAATGCGAAAAAAGAAAAAGCGTGATTTCCAAGGGCTTAATATGACAAAAGTAGCCAGCGAATATATAGCGAACATTGTCTTCAACGAGCAGTGTGAAATCAATATTTCTGAAGAGCACGCTGAAGCCAAAGAATTCATAAATAAAGTCCTTGAGGACAATAAGTTTATCAAGAACTTATCCACTTACTTGGAGCCTATGTTTGCGACTGGTGGCTTAGCTGTTCGTCCTTATGTAGATAACGGTAGGATTGAGTTCAGTTGGTGTTTAGCAGATACATTCTATCCGCTGAAATCAAACACAAATGATATTACCGAATGTGTGATTGCTTCTCGCTCGATTAATGTTGAGAATGACAAAGAGATTTTCTATACACTTTTAGAGTTTCATGAGTGGCAGGGAAATGATTATGTGATTACGAACGAGCTATATCGCAGCGAACGGAAAGAAGTGGTTGGTCGTCGTGTGTCTGTTAGTATGCTTTATGCTGACTTGCCAGAGCGAGTTGTTTTCAATGCTGCTGTCGCACCTTTGAATCAACCGCTGTTTTCATATCTGAAACCGGTTGGATTTAACAATATCTCTCCTCGCAGTCCCCTCGGATTGAGTTTGGTTGATAATGCAAAGTCAACAATAAAGCGTATTGATGAGGTTTCGGACCAATTCTTTTGGGAGATAAAAAAAGGCAAGCGTCGAATTATTGCTTCGGATCATTTTGTGAATACGTCGATTGATCCAGTATCTGGAAGACCTATTCAATACTTTGATGAAGATGAGGATATGTTTCTTGCATTGCCGTCAGCGATTGACGATATGCAGTGGAAAGATATTACCCCAGAAATCAGAAGTCAACAATACATCGCCAGTCTCAATAACTTCCTAGCAACTCTGGAAATGCAGATTAAAGTCAGTCCAGGCACTTTCTACTTTGATGGTGCTGGTGTCAAAACAGCGACTGAAGTGATCAGTGAGGATAGTTTAACGTTTCGGACACGTAGTGGTAATGTCAATGCTGTGTCGGAGTTTATCAAAGATGTACTGATTTCTGTTTTCGAATTGGCTAGTCGAACGATTGGGCCAGACGGAAAGTTGCTCTATACTGGTGAAATTCCTACTAAGAGTGACATTGGCATTGACTTTGACGACGGGATCTTCACCGATAAAAAATCTCAGCTTGATTATTATGCTCAAGCACAATCAGCAGGATTGATTCCTAAAACAATTGTGATTCAACGATTATTTGATGTGGATGATTCTACCGCTAAAGAGTGGTTAGAATTAATGGTCGCTGAGAACAACTCAGCCAATCCGTTGCTAAAACAAATTTCTGCTGAACAGAGCCTATTAGGTGGTGATGAGTAGTGCCAAAAGTCACGCCACACCAACTTAACCTAATGACTGATGGTACTGTAGATTTGTACCGTGAGTTAGAAAGCGAAATCTTCCGTTTAGTTGCCCAAAGACTTCGAACGGAAGGAGAAGTCGATATTACAGCATGGCAAATGGAAAAACTCCAACAGTTACATCTGCTGAATGCTGATGTCATTCACGAATTGGCCAAGGTTAGCGGACGTGCGTCGGATGAGATTGAGCGATTCATTCGTTCTGCTGGTTATGCAATCGTTGATGATACGGATAATTACTTCGAAAAACCTCTACCCTATTCCAGTCGCATTGACTTAATGATGGAAGGGTACAAAAATCAAGTATTTCGTGATGTTAATAATTTCGTCAATCAGACCTTGATTAGTACAAACTATGGCACTGGCAAAGTAGCTGAGATGTACACGGATATTATTAACAAATCCGCAACACTATTCAATTCTGGCATGTTGACTCTCGACAAAGCCATTCAACGGACAATCAACCAGTGGGTAGATAAAGGGATTCAATCTTCTTTCGTTGACAAAGGCGGCCATACCTGGTCGATGGAGCGTTATGTTGCTACGGTCCTTAGATCTACCATGCAACGGACATATAACGAGGTCAGAACAAGCAGGATGGCTGAATATGGTTGTCATACAGTCCTAGTTGGTTCCTTAGCTTCTGCCCGTCCGGATTGTGCCTACTGTCAAGGACAAGTCTTAGATGTTCGTCCTCAAGAACAAGCTGACAGTGGATATCCTAGTGTATATAATTTTGGATATGGTAGTCCCGGAGGGCACCGAGGGGTTAATTGCCGGCATCCATGGTTTCCATTTGTTCCTGGTGTTAGCACTAATAACCAGCCTCAATATGATCCAGAAGATGCGATTGAAAATGGCAGGATTGAAGCAGGTCGTCAACAATTAGCGGGTCGAATCCGCAATACGAAGAAAAAGCTGATGATTGCAGAAGAACTTGGAGCTGCCAACGCAGGAAAATACAAGCGTCAATTGCTCGAACAGCAAGCTCAAATGCGTGAATACGTTCAAAGGCACAATCTAAGAAGGAATTACCGATTAGAGAAAGTCTATATACCGAGACAGAATGTTGTCGATGGCGGCTATAAAGCAATCCTAACAAAAGCTGATAAAGTACGAGCTACTGCCCAGTATGAAAAATACAAGTCAATTTTAGGAAATAAAGCTCCCAAAACACTTGATGACTACATCAATATCAAGTATAATGGTGGTGAGAAGTACAAAACATTAAAACACGATGCGAGGGTTGTTAGCTATTTCAGTGGCGATATTAAGGAGCCACTAAGTGAGTCTCAAAAGAAACAAGCTGTAGAGGCCTATTTTAATTTTAAAAATGATGGTATTCTGTTCGGTGACCACGGGATTGCTCGATATGTCGAGAGAATGCGCAGGAAAAATGGGACACTCAAGTACAACTATCAGGCCATATTGAATATTTTTGAGCAAGAACCCTTATATACATCGTCTCGCGGTGCGAATGTTAGAGACGTTAGATTTAACGACAATGTAATTGTTTATTCTGAACAAGGTAAAAAAGAAGTTGTTTCAATGGTTTTGAGAAGTAGCAAGAAAAAAGGAAAAGATATTCCACATAAAGATTGGACGGTGATTTCTGGTGACAGCAACTGATGAAGTTTTTAAAATGTTTGATGATGTGCTAACAGGTAAAATCAGCGTTTGGGATTTTTCTTTTATTTTTGGAGAGTGGCTAACTAGTGAGTCCGGTGACCGATTGATTGATGAAAATGAAGAGTTATTTGATTTTTTCAATGAAGAGGTGCTAGAAGAAATGGAGTTATTATCCGATTATAATCTAGAAACCAATAAATCTAAATTGCTTAAATACTACAGGCAAGCGAAAAGGATAGTTACCGAAAAAGAATCACATTTACTTCCAAAATAGCATTTTCAGAAAGCAGACCAATTATTTAGATAAGCATTCGAGAAATCGAGTGTTTTTTTGTTGCAAAAAAAGAAAGGAGATTGCTATGAATAAGCGTATCAAGAAGAAATATGAGCTTGAAAATCGCATTCGTACATTGGAAACTCATATTGATTTTTTGATTGACCAAAATAATCAGCTATGGAATATTGTCGAACGCAATGCTCAGGCTACTAATGCTAGATTTGACAAAATCGAGAAGCAAGTAGCCAATGGTAATTCTAAGAAACCGTTCTGGAAACGGTGAGGAGGTGGTCCCACATCTTGACAGCAGAAAAGACTACTTGAAATTAATCTCAAATACTTAAAACTGGTCGAAATTGACCAGTTTTCTTTTTGTAAAAATCGACCGGCACGTCGTTAAACTGTCCAACATATTTCAAATTCTCGTGGTCGTCACACGTTAACTAGACGTAGAAGGAGAACGTATGAAACGTGATTTTTTAGCAACGCTTGGATTGTCTGATGAAGTTATCGACAAGGTCATGGCCGAACATGGGAAGACAGTCAATGAAACTAAGTCGAAATTGACTGAAACCGAGAATGAACTTAATGCTAAAGTAAAGGACCTTACAACAGCTAATCAGACTATTGAAGACCTGCAAAAATCAAACAAAGATAATGCCGATTTACAAAAGCAGATTGAGGATTATCAAACAAAGCTAACCGAATCTGAGACTCAAAGAATTGCTGATCGTAAAAATGCATTTATCGAACTTGGATTGACGAAAGCTGGTGTCAAGAATAGCAAGGCCGTGACCGCCCTATTAGATTTGGATAAAATCTCAGAAGGCGATAAAGGCTGGACAGGACTTGACGAACAGCTAGAGGCATTGAAAGAAAGCGATGCATATCTTTTTAATGTCGCCGAAGATCCAAAACCGCAACCAACGCCAGTCATTACAATGCCTGGTAACCCTGACAGCTCGGACCCAGCTCCAAAAGATGCGTGGGCAGAAGTAGCTGCACGATATAACTAGAAAGGAATAGCAAATGGCTATTAAAGAATACACAAAACAGTATGTCGGAATGTTTCCGAATATCTTCTCAAAGAAAGCACGTTTTTTGGCTGCTTTCGGTGGTACAATCCAAGTTGTTGACGGAGTGACCGATTCAACAAAATTCATGGACCTTAAAATCTCAAACGATGTCGATGCGGTCCTACAGGAGTACCAAACCGGCGAAAATGTAGCCTTTGGAACTGGTACTGGATCAACCAGCCGATTCGGAGAACGTAAGGAAATCAAATCAGTTAACAAGCAGGTTGATTTTGATTCACCTCTTGCAATCCATGAAGGGGTTGATAACTTCACTGTCAATGACGTACCAGATCAAGTGATTGCTGAGCGTCAAGCTAAGCACGCAGAAGCATGGACTGAGAAATTCTCACAAATTGCAAGCAAGGCTTTGTCTGACATCGCATCTGAAACATTTACTGGCCCAATGACCGAGGACGGTGTGACCAAAATCTTCAACGATGCACGCAAGAAGCTTATCAACAATAACGTATCCAAGGATATTGTTTGGCGTGCTTATGTGACAGCTGATGTCTACAATTTGCTTGTTGACTCAAAATTGGCTACTACAGCTAAGAAATCATCTGCAAATATTGATGATAATGAAATTTACAAGTTCAAGGGCTTTATCTTGGAAGAATACCCAGATGCATACTTCCAAACAGGCGAACATATTGTCTTTGCTGCTGACGGTGTTGGTCAACTTGGACTTGGTGTACAGACTTCTCGCGCACTCGATGCAACTGACTTTGTAGGTATCGTAATGCAAGCAGCAGGCAAGACTGCTAAATATATCCCTGAGAAGAACGCTAAAGCTATCTTGAAAGCTAAGTTAACTCCAGCAGGATAGGAGGGCTAGATGAATAAGTACAAGGTTACTGCTCCTTTTTGGGACAAGGTCGAAAAGAAATACATTGATGTTGGCCAGATTGAATATGCTCCGGAGCGAGCACAAGAAATCAATGACAACTTGAAATGGTACGCAGCTGAAAAAGGTGTGGAGGATATTCTAATCCTTGAAAAAACAAAAGCACCTAAAAAATCCAAAAAAGAAACTGTCGAAGAGGAGGGTGAGTAGCCCTCTTTCTTTTTGAAAGGAGGTACTATGCCTTATATCAAAATTGAAGATTTAGAAATCGAAGAAACTGATACAGCTTTTGTAGAGCAGGCTATCAATAAAGCAGAGCAACTTTTTGAAGTTGTAACTCGACGATTTTATTCTCGTGTTGATTTTGAGACAGATGTAGAGTGGCGGAAAAAAGCCGTAAGGGATGCTCTGAAAGCCCAGGTTAGGTATTTTATCGACCAGGGGGCTTTAACAGCACAGGAGCTTAATTCTGAGCCAGAGACAGTAAGTCTGGGAAGGACTTCCATCGGCAAGTCTAAATCTTCCCAAAACACGAATACTAGTAATCTGTTGTGCGATGAATTCTATCTCTACCTGTCCGGTACTGGTTTGCTTTATCGAGGTGCTGGCTATGGTTAGAAGAGTTCCAAAACGAATGCTGATTCATGAGTTTGAGTATCATGAATATCTTCGAGAAGACCGTAATCATAAACCTGAATATGCTAGCCCAGTGACAGTGAAAGATTGTCGCATTGATTTCGCCACTATTTATAGCCGTGACAGCTCTGAAAAAAAGATTGTGGCTGATTGCCTTATCTTTTGTTATAACGCTCAAACAAGCCCTTTTTTGGCGTTTAAGGAGATGTCAAAAATTGTGGTTGGTAATCGTGAGATGACAATTAAAAAGGTTGTTCCAATTTATGAGCCATATTCTAAGAAACTGTTTAGCTATGAACTGGAGTGTTTGTGATGGCAGATGTCAAAGTGACGGTTGATTTGAAAGGCTACGATAAAAAATTGAGCAAAGCCAATTTCCAAAAAGGGCAATTCGTAATGGCAAACCAGATGCTTGCAGATATGACACCTTTCGTTCCATTTGAGGAAGGGGCATTATCTGGTAGCGGTATGGTTGAGAGCAATGGAGAAATCTTATCCTGGGATACTCCGTATGCCAAACGTTGGTTTTTCAATCATGCAAACTTTCAAACAACTTTCCACCCTCAAGCAACGAGTCGTTGGGATTTAGCAGCACAGGGCATGTATGGTAATACTTGGCCGGATAAATTTGTGGAAGGAGCTGGTCTTCAATAATGGATTTTCAGGAAAGATTGGGGGACGTCATTGACAATGTCATCCAAGAAAATGAGTTAGATATCCCCTTGTTCAATGATTTAAACAACGAAGAAGAAAGTATATCCTTGTACTCCCTTCCGGGCGGAAAAGTTTTTCGAGCCTATTATGATGGAATCAAGGAGAAACGATTAAACTTTGAAATCCAAGGTAAGTCTAAGGACAGGGAGCGCATTTTATCGATCGTTGACAAACTATCAAAAGTTTTAGAAGAACTGACAGACGTTGAGAGTTCAGACGGTTCGTTTGAATTCTCCTCTCTGTCTATTTCATCAGAGCCCTACTATCAAGCTAGTGATACGTCGGGATATTTTTATTTCAGATTGACCTTCCAGGTCGACTTAACTATTTACCCAAAGAAAGGAAATTAAGTAATGGTACGTAATAAGAACGCCAAACGCGGGCATTTCGTTGCTGATTTTGACCCGAAGAATGCAAAGCAAGAACCTACTGAATGGTTGGAATTAGCAAAATGGATTAGTAACATCGAGGATGATACCGATGAAGAAACTGATGAAACAGGATATTATGATGGAGATGGTAACAAAGAGACCGAAGTTGTATCTGTTTCTGAATCATGGACTGTCGAAGGAACTTATGATGACGAAGATCCTGCACAGGCGCTTATTGTCAGCAAGAAACGTAAAACTGGAGACGGCCGAAAACTATGGCATAAGATTGTCGAATCAAATGGCAAAAAACAATATGTCGGCGTGGCAACTGCTACAGAAATCAAGGGCGGTGGCGGTGAGGCTACCGAACATGAAAAATTTGGTTGTAAGTTGACTTACAATGGATTGCCTAAGGAATCGGCTGTTCCAGGTGCATAACTTTTTTTGAGAGGGAGTGAACCCTCTCTTTTTTGATTTTAAAAGGAGTAAATAAAAATGTCAGTAGTCGTTATTCAAAGTAACAATATTATTCCAATCGACTTTGGTCAATTTGAATTGCAATTCCAAATTAGTGATGACAACTTGGTCAAACGTGAGGAACACTTAAATGCTGTGATGGATGTTGGCGACAAAGCTAAAGAGTTAAAGGATAGCGAAAGCCTTCCGCTGGTTAAAGAAGTTTGTCAAAAAGCATTTGATGACTTATTTGGTCCGGAGGCATTTGAGAAGGTATATGCATTATCAGGGAACTCTGCAATGGAAACTGCGTCAATGCTCTTGCAGGCTTTGAACGGAGTTATTATCGAATATCGTAAGCGAGTTGAAGCGTCGAATGATTCATTTACCAAATATTTAAAGTAGGTGAGTGATGTGTTTCGACTCTCCCAACAACTGAACGATGAATTAGTCTTCAACGGCAAAGTCTATCCGCTAGATTTATCTTTTGACAACGTGCTTGTTATTTTCGATGTGCTAAACGACGATTCAGTTGACGATTTAGAAAAGACTTATATTTGTTTAAATAGATTGACTGGTTTGGCATTAGAGGAATTGTTGAAGATGTTTAGTCCAGAATCTGCTTTTGAAACATTCAAGTCGGTCTTCGAAAGCTGTATCAAAATCGAAAATAGAGCAAAAGAGCAAGAGTATGACTTGTTAGGTAATCCGTTACCTGAGGTTGAACCTGATGAGGATGATGAGGAACCCTTATACTCAATCGAACATGATGCAGAGTATATCTACGCAGCCTTTATGCAGGTATATAAGATTGATTTAATTGAGGTCCAAGGGGAATTGCATTGGAAGAAGTTCAATGCTCTCTTGTCTGGATTGCCAGATACTACAAAAATGTCTGAAATTATGCGAATACGTGCTTGGAAGCCTACTAAGTATGACAGTGAGGCTGAAAAGAGTCGTATGAAAAAGTTGAAAAAACTTTTCGCCCTACCAAATAAAAGTTAGAAAGGAGGGGTAAAATGGCAGATGGTAAGGTTACGATTGATGTCGATTTAAATGACGGAAAAGCCCTTAGTGGAGCTGGCAAAGTCAAAGGTTTATTGAATGGGCTGACATCTGCCGGCGAGAAAGCTGGGTCAGTGTTTAAGTCGATGCTTGGTGCCAATATTATTGGTGGTGCAGTAACTGCAGGTATTAGTTCTCTAACTGGCCAGATTAGTGGCTTAGTCGGTGACATCAATGCGTCATCAAAAGCATGGCAAACATTCCAGGGCAATATGGAAAACTTGGGTCTACCCAAACAAGAAATTGCTGGAGTAAAGAAGGAATTACAGTCCTTCGCAACTGAAACTATTTACTCAGCATCCGATATGGCATCCACGTATAGCCAGCTAGCCGCGGTCGGAATCAAGAGTACCAAAGAACTAGTTACAGGCTTTGGTGGACTTGCAGCAGCTGCTGAAAATCCTGCTCAAGCCATGAAGACGTTGTCAACTCAAGCTGTCCAGATGGCTACCAAACCAAATGTAGCTTGGGCTGATTTTAAATTGATGTTGGAACAAACGCCAGCGGGTATCTCAGCGGTCGCAAAACACATGGGCATGTCAACTGCTGAGATGGTTTCTGCTGTTCAAGACGGGAAAATTGCTACACAAGATTTCTTCGATGCAATCAACGCCGTCGGCAATAATGACACCTTTAGAAAGATGGCTACAGAATACAAAACTGTAGACCAAGCTATCGATGGATTGACGGAAGGTGTATCCAACAAACTTCTTCCAGCTTTTGAGGTACTATCCAAACACGGCATTAAGGCTGTTGAGGGAGTAATTAGCATCGTTGATAAATTTGACGGAGATGGATTCGCCAGTCAAATAGACAAATGGGCCCAATCGTTCCAAGGAATGATGAAAGGTTTTTCAGACCTTGGTGTTTTCGATAACTTCAAAGCTACTCTATATAGCATTGGCGATATGTTTCAGTCGGTCTTTAAAATCGATCCAGGAATATTAAATACTGGTGTAGTAACAGTCTCTAATATCTTAAATGGATTGATGTATGTTATCCAGGATATTTCGGCTGGAATCTCGTCATTTTTCGAAGGGTTCACAAATTCAGGGGCGGTCCGTGCATTGGCACTGGCTTTTTTTGATCTAAGTGAGGCTGGTTTGGACTTGAGCGAAAAACTATCTGGTGCTATCCCTTGGGAAACTATCGGGAATGCTGCTGGGCAGGTTGTTAAATTTATTGCCGAAATCATCTCGGCTATTGCTCAATTTAGCCAAAAAATTGACGGAAATATATTCAGAGGTTTGCTGATTGGCATTCCTGCCGCAATCGCTGGTTTCAAAGCGTTCAACTTCCTAAAATCCTTTAATCCATTTAGTTTCTTTAAGAAAAATGTTGCTGATGGAGTTGGTGGAGCTGGAGAGGCGGTTAAGAAGTCCAAAAGTACCATTAGTCAAGTATTTTCTAGCCTTTCTAATGTCATTAAGTCATCAGGAACAGCGATCAAAACTGCTGCGATGGGAATTGGGGCTGGTATCAAAACTGCCTTGTCTGGAGTTGGTCCAGTATTAAGAGCGTTTGGTGCTATGTTGAGGACTGCTGGTGTAGCTAATATCCTTGCCTTTGGTGGGGCTATTGGGGTTGCTGCAGTTGGCATTGGTGCAGGTATTGGGGTCATTGTGGCATCATTCGCTTTGCTTGCTACCCAATCTGCTGGAATTAGTCAGATCATCACTACAATTTCAACGAGTTTAGGGAGTCTGGCTAGTACGATAATTGGTGCTTTGGCGCAGGCGTTTGTCACGATTGCTCCATATCTGCCGATTGTTGCAACGGCATTTGCACAGCTGAGTCCGTTAATAACTGCTACAGGAACTGCGATAGCAAGTATTATTTCAGCATTTTCTAGCTTATCGCCCGTTGTGCTTGCTTTTGGGACGGCATTTTCGATGGTTGTATCAGCTGTTGGTGGAGCGGTATCTCAAATCATTGTCGCAGCAACACCGCTGGTAGCAGTGCTAGGGTCAGTGTTTACTACGACTGTTCAAATCGTTTCTACAGCTATTGTTCAAATTGTCCAAGCGCTTGCACCGATTATCCCTGCAATTACAGAGATGGTTGTCGCAGTAGCTCCAGTGTTGCAGTCGATGGTTGAAGCATTTACAACTTTGATTACCAATCTAAGTCCGATTATTGATAGTTTGACAAATCTTGTGACTGGTCTTGGAGATAGCATTCGTAATGTTTTAGATGGTGCTAAAGGTGTTATTGAATCATTCGGGAATGCAGTGTCTAGCATTTTAGATTCTGTCGCTGGTATGTTTGATTCAATTGGTAATGCTGCTTTAAACGCAGGTAAAGGTTTCAATCAGTTGGCGCAGGGGATAGAACGTATAACCAAGCTTAATTTGCTTGATATGGGAGCAAGTCTAGCCGCGGTTGTTGCTGGATTAGGGGCTATCGGAGCAACATCTGGTGGACTAGCTAGTGCAAGCTCTGCTCTGACTAACATTATCCAAGGTTTGGCAAGATTACAGTCTGAAAGTATAAACGCTCAAAACGCTTTGGGTATGATTGGCCCAGTAGCAAGTCGTTCCATGTCTATGATTTCTCAAGGCGTTCAGCAGGCAGCATCTGCTACTATGAGTGGAATGTTACAGATAGTGAATGTGATACGTTTATCTGCCAATCAGATGACGCAAGCTGGTAAGCAAGCAGGAGAAGGGACAACAAAAGGCATTGTCGTAGGTATTAGGTCCGGAATTGGACAAGCTGGTGGTGCTATGCATGCTATGATGACCGCAATTCGTGATACTGGTATGCAGGGCGTCGGTGCTATGCGGTCGATTGGGGCTTATATTGCTCAAGGTCTAGCTCAAGGCATTTATTCAGCCCTTGGCTCTGTGACAGCTGCTGCAAATGCTCTGGTAGCACAAGCAGAAAGAGCGGCACAAGCTAAGGCTAAAATTCACTCACCATCGCGACTGTTTAGGGATAATGTAGGTCGATATATTGCCCAAGGTATCGCTGTAGGCATTGAAAATAATACCTCTGATGTGATTGACAGCCTTGCTTATGTCCAGCAAGAGATGTCAGCCTTTAAGTTTGGCGCTGAGGAGTTGCTAGGTCTAGGAAACGGCTCTTTGTCTAGCCAATTCAGGCTCAAATACATCACGGAACGTGCGGAAATGAGTCAAATTAAGATTATCAGAGACCAAGCAGACCAAGCACTCACCAAAGCTCTTGAAGTTGCTGAGCAAGCCGTCAAGCGTCCTATTAACATGGTTCTTGATGATGGTACTCTTGTTGCCAAGATTGGTGGACCAATGACCAATTACCAAAACGACAAACTAAAAATAGATAACATGATGAGGGGGATTGTCTGATGAACAATGACACAATCACTATCAACGGATTTGACCTCTCTGAGGTTATCCGAATTATTGAAATTATCCGCCCTGTTGGCAATGAGCGTAGCATTGAAACTAATGACGCTCCACTCTTGGGAGTGAACTTGCAAGAAGTAAGAACAGGGGCTAAGTTTATCAAGGTCAAGTTTGCCATGCAAGAAAGAGATGGCATGACACTTGAACAAGCTAAACACACTTTGGCAGGGGTATTCAATACCTCTGAGGCTGTCAAGATTGTTATCTCTGATGAGCCTGATAAGTATTATATAGGACTTGTTACAGGCTCTGTGGACATGGATAATGTGACAAGATGGTTCCAAAAGGGTGAGTTTGAGCTGCTTATTCCAGATGGAGTAGCTCACAGCATCACTTACCGTGTTTTCGATAATGGCACAGTATCATCTGACAAGATTGTTTTCAATCTGATCAATGATGGCAACGTGCCAGCTTTCCCTGTGGTTACTATCAAGCATAACGCTGAAAATGGCTACATTGGTTTGGTCAATACCAGCGGTGCTCTTGAGGTTGGTGACCGTGAGGAAGCTGACACTGTATCTGTTAAGCAGTCTGAGATGCTACTGGACTTTAGAGATTCAAAAATTGGCAATGCTTTAACTTCTGGTACTCCTAACATCGGAATTATGAATGACCAAAATGCAAATCCTGTTTTTAGTGGTAGTATCCGAAAGGTTAACGTTTGGGGGCGTGACCATCTGGAACTAAACGGTCGTGGTTTTAGTTCTCTTACCTGGGATATTCCAAACGATAGTGCTGGTGGCGTTGGGTCTCTCAATGATTACTTGTGGTGGAGACAAATCTTTTGGCTTGGCGCTACAAATCAGTACGGAGCTATGAAAATTACGGTATCGGATACCAACGGTCAATTTTTATACGGTGTAGAAACGTTTAAGAGAAGTAAAGGGCTTGATTGTGAATATAATTTTATGACTACTGATGGAAAAGGTGGCTACAACATGATTAAGCAGTGGCGTTTTACAGGTACTCATTGGGATTATCATAATCCTTTTAATGAGCCTCGCGGCTGGTCTGATTTAAAGAGAAACGATGACAAGGTAACGGTCTATTGGTTTGGTACCTATAACGAGTTTTACATTCCTGAGATTAAAGGGAAAAAGTCTAAGAAAATCCATATTGCTTTCTCATCAATTGGAAACCATCCGATTGTATCACACATGTATTTGGATAGTTTCTACTACCGTAAGGATCATGTTAACGTCGCTAAAGATATTCCTAACCGCTACCCAATTGGCTCCAACATCGTTTTAAATAGCGAGGATGACACGGTAACAGTAGATGGTCTAGAGCGTATTGTGGATATTGTCCACGGTTCTACGTTTCTTACTATTCCACCTGGTAGGTCTACTCTTGAGGTCTATTCCTCAAGTTGGGTCAGGACAAAGCCCACAGTCAAGATAGCATTTGAAGAAAGGTACTTATAGCTTATGTTATTGACAATCCATGACGCAAGTTTGAGAAAGGTTGCTTTTATTGATAATGATAAACAGGCTACGCTGAATTATTTCAACGATACCTGGATTAGGTACCTTGAAACAGGTTCTAGTACATTTGATTTCACAGTATTCAAAAAAGCTATCATTTCAGATGTGGGGCGTAAGCGTGCCTACAACTATCTGAATGAGAAAGCCTTTGTTTCATTTCAGTACAAAGGCAAGACTTATCTGCACACAATCCGCAAAATTGAGGAAAATGAGCAAGTTATCAAGTGCTATGGTATCAATCTGAACCTTGAACTTATCAATGAGTATGCAAATCCATATAAAGCACCTAAGGCTATGACTTTCAAAGAATACTGTGACGCAATGGACTTGCTAAACTTTACATTCTTGAAAATTGGTGTAAATGAGATTTCTACTCAGAAAATCTCTGCTGAGTGGGAGGGGACAGACACCAAACTCAACCGTCTACTTAGTCTAGCTAAGAAATTTGGTGCAGAAATTGAATTTGACACCCACCTCAACGCTGATAGCTCTATCAAATCGTTTATCGTAAACGTCTATCATGAGAATGATGACGATCATCAAGGAGTAGGGCGTGTCAGCCCTACTATTTTGAAGTATGGCAAAAACCTCAAGGCGCTTACTAGGACGGTTGACAAAACTAATGTCTACAACATGGTTCGTCCAACTGGGAGAACTGAGGACGGTAAAACTGTCACCATTTCAGGTCTTAGTGCATGGTCTGTCAATAACTCTAAAGGGGAACGCGAATTTTATCAGGCAGGAGAGGGGCTATATGCCCCTCTTTCTATGCAGATGTATCCAGCAGCCTTTACAAGTGGCACAACGGGTGACCAGTGGATAAGAAAGGATATGACTGTAGAGAGTTCAAATCCTGAGGTTATCCGATCAACTGCTTACCGTGAACTTAAAAAGAACTGCTATCCAGCTGTTACTTACGAGGTGGAGGGGTTTGCTGACCTTGAAATAGGGGACACTGTCCAAGTTTATGATGACGGCTTTAGTCCTGTTCTATTGCTTGAAATGAGGGTGTCTGAGCAAACCATTAGCTTTACCAACCCTAAGAACAACAAGACAACCTTTTCCAACGCTAAGGCGCTGGAAAATCGTCTTTCAAATGGTATTCAAGAACGACTGAACCAGATGATTGAAGCCTCTAAACCCTACCTTATCAAACTGGCTACTGATAATGGTGTTATTTTCAAGAATGGAACTGGTCAATCCATTGTGACACCCACTCTTTACAAGGGCGGCAAGCCTCTGACTGCCAACGTGACTTGGCGCTGGTCTTTGGATGGCGCTGTTAAAACGGGGATGACCTACACTGTCCGTGGTGCAGATGTTACAGATACATCTACTTTAACGGTGGCAGCATACATAGGTAACGATGAGGTAGCTGTTGATGAGCTGACGTTTGTAAACGTATTGGATGGTCGAGATGGACCAAAAGGCGAAAAAGGAGAACCTGGTCAAAGAGGGGCTGATGGACTTCCAGGTCGTGACGGAGTAGGTATTCGTTCAACGACCGTCACTTATGCTAGTTCAACCAATGGTGCTACGGCACCGACGACTGGTTGGACTGCGGAAGTTCCGACTGTTGCCCCTGGCAATTATCTTTGGACCAAGACGGTATGGACTTATACAGACGGCAACACGGAGACTGGCTACAATGTCTCTCGTATTGGTCGTGATGGTAATACTGGTCGAGATGGTATCGCAGGTAAGGACGGAGTAGGTATTCGTTCTACGGCTATCACATACGGTCAGAGTGCATCTGGTACGGTACAGCCGACAACATGGACAACCCAGGTGCCGAGCGTACCAAGTGGCCAGTATTTGTGGACAAGGACTGTCTGGACTTACACAGACAATACAAGTGAAACAGGGTACTCTGTCGCGAAGATGGGCGAAACTGGTCCTACAGGAGCAAAGGGTGACCGAGGAGCTACAGGTCCACAAGGACCACAGGGGCCTACAGGTCCGCAAGGGGCACAGGGACTCCAAGGCTTGCAAGGTCCCAAAGGCGACCAAGGTATCCCTGGAGCTAAGGGAGCAGACGGTCGTACTCAATACACACACATTGCCTATGCTGATAACGCAACTGGCGGAGGATTTAGTCAGACAGACCAAACTAAAGCCTATATTGGTATGTATCAAGATTTTATTGCCACTAATAGCACTAATCCTGCTAGTTACCGATGGAGTAAGTGGAAGGGAGACAAGGGAGATACGGGTGCACAAGGTGTGCCTGGACCTAAAGGTGCGGATGGACGGACTCCATACATCCACTGGGCTTACTCAGACAATGCAGATGGTACAGGTCTGACAGCATCTGATAATGGTCAGCGGTATATCGGTCATTACTCGGACTATACGCAAGCCGATAGTACGGATAAAACCAAATATAAATGGGCTGATAGATGGGCGAGGATTGAGGTTGGTGGACGGAATTTATGGATTCAATCAAAAGCAAATGGTGGATTCGTAGAAGAAAGCCTACCGGACAATCATATCACTGGTCAAAAGAAATGTTATAAGCTCACCAATAATACTAGCTTATATTTTAATATAGAGCCGAATTTCAGCCCTAGATTGTATCAAAAAGTTACTTTTAGTGCTTGGGTAAAATATGATAATGTCGTTAAAGGAACTAATAACTGGAATATGTTTAACTGCTTTAAACATTCAATTGTTCGTAAAAACAGCTCGACTGGTGCAACTACATCTACAGATTATCTAACTTTAGCAGGGTTTACAGGAACATCGGACTGGAAGTATATAACGTATACCTACGACTACTCAGCAAATAAGTCATACGACCAACTTAAAACTCCCATTTACTTTAACCTTGAGAGTGTTATCAGTGGTACCGCTTGGGTGACTGGTATAATGATACAATTTGGGACGGTTGCTACTGGACATGAATGGGCTCCCGAAGACATAGAAAAAGAACTCGACTCCAAAGCTGACCAAGCGCTTACCCAAGAGCAACTCAATGCACTAAACGAGCGGGCAGGTATCATGCAGGCAGAGTTGGAAGCAAAAGCAAGTCTCGATACTGTAAACAACATCTTGAAACAAATCAAAGATATGAAAGCAGCCGACGAAGCTACATGGGCCAAAGTTGAAAAGGACCTGATAACTCACTTACAGCGTTTCATAAAAATTGAGACAAACCTAGGAGACCAAGCACAGCGCTGGAATGCGGTAGATACCTTTATGCAGGTCTCGAACGAGGGTTTGTCACTAGGCAAGGCAGACGGTAGCTCCAGCATGTTGTTCAGCCCAGATGGACGTATCACGATGTTTTCAAGTGGTACTCCAGTCATGTATGTGGATAAAGGGGTTATCCACATTGACAACGGTATCTTTTCAAAGACGGTTCAAATCGGACGATTTAGAGAAGAACAGTACCACAACAATCCCGACATCAATGTTAAACGATACGTAGGAGGATAGGATGGCTAGATATTCCAACACAAGCAACAGCTTACATTTGAATGTGTATATTGACCAAGCTAAGCAGAGCATTCCGTCTAATAGCTCAACGGTTAACTGGAGTGTAACGGTCTCTAGAACTGGCAATTACTACACATATAACCAATCAGGCGACTCAACACTTGTTGTAACGATAGATGGAGTGCAAGTTCATTCTTCGAATCCGCGCTGGGCTACAAGTGGAGAAGAAGTACAGTTAGCCAGTGGCAGTCGTACAATTAGTCACAATGCCGATGGCTCGAAAAAGGTTTCTATTTCAGCTGATTTCAATCCAAATAACGGCATACACGGGAGAATAATCACTAGCGGAAGTTTGGGACTGACAACAATCCCACGTTCCAGCTCTGTAAGCGTCGGTTCTGGTGTTATTGGTAGTGCACTTACTATCAACATCAACCGTCAAAGCTCCAGTTTTAAACATACTGTTAGATATGCGTGGGGCAATAAACAAGGAACAATCGCAAGCAATGTAGATACGTCTACAACTTGGACTATTCCTCTTGATTTCGCCAATGATATTCCGAACTCAACAAGCGGGACTGGTACAATCTACGTTGATACCTACTCAGGTTCGACAAAAACAGGTACGCAATCAACTGCCTTTACAGCAAGCGTTCCAGATAGTATCAATCCCAGTTTGACCGGTTTCATACTGATAGACGGAAATACTGCCGCTAGGGCACTGATTCCGGGAGAACAACAGTTCGTGCAGATTATTTCGAACATAGCCGTTCACTTTGGGCAGGCTACAGGTGCATATGGTTCAACCATCACAAGTTATCACGCAGAGATAGTCGGCAAGAACCAGTCTACTAGTCAAAATGGTGGTAGCTTAGGAATCATGAACTATCATGGTCAGGTTACTATACGAGCAAGGGTGACAGATAGTCGTGGGCGAACGAGTAACACGATAGAGCGAACTGTGACAGTATTGGAATATTTTGCACCAGCTTTCAATTTTGGTGTGGAACGTTCGGGAGCGACATCGAGTACATTCTCTATTCTCAGAAACGCTCGTATAGCTCCGCTGACGGTAGGCGGCAGTCAACGGAACACAATGACTTTGACTTTTCGTGTAGCTCCAGCTGATAGCAATAATTACACGACAGACAACGGTCCAGCATCTGGTACTTTTACGACCTTGTCGAGCCTAACAAATTCACTGGCCAATCTATCAGGTACTTATTCTTCGGATAAGTCGTGGGATGTCATAGGAATACTTGAAGACAAGTTCACTCGTTCGGAGTTTAAAATTAAAGTTTCGACCGAAGCGGTAGTATTCAGCTATGAGAAAGGCAACCGCTTTGCGGTCGGTAAAATCGTAGATACTAACCTCCCCGAGGGGTCTGTAGAGTCAACTGGTGGATATTACTTGAACGGTAAGCCAATCCAGCAACATCAATTGACAAATGTCGAAGGAAATACTATCTACGCATACAATACAGATGTCAATACTCATGTTAACAATGGCACACGCTGGATAAATCCAGGATGTGCAAACAGTCCCTTTCCGTCAAATTATGGCTGGATCGAAACGTGCAGAGCTACAACCGATATATTTCAGGTTGCAAAATCTTGGTATGGCGGGTGGAAGGTGTATAGGCGGCATGCTATCGGTTACAAGTCCTCAAATGGTTCTGCCACATGGTATCCTTGGGTCGAGATAACTCCCCAAACCAACCACCCAATGCTACAAGAGAAACCACTAAAGACATTGACGATGGGATTTCCGTATAGCATGAAAGCCAATCTTGTCCGAAAGGGAGATGTAGTAACAATCAGTCTAATTCGGAATATATATTCCGTGGATTCTTTCGAACATGCAGTCATGCAGGAAAAGATACCAGCTGGATATAGACCTGTTGTCGATGTCCATATGACCGTAAATACAAATGTATCTCAGTTCACAAAAAGTCCAAATATCTTGCATTTCGCACCAGACGGAACCATTAGGATGACGAGCAATACGGTCGGTGGACATGTAATGACTGGCACGATTACATATATCACTAATGACCCATATCCAGCATAGAAAGGAATAGCTATGAGGTTAAAATTTGGAAACAAATCGTTGGAATATACGCAAGGGGAACGTCCGAAAACTAGAGTATTACTTATCAATGATGAGGGAGCTATGTATCCCATCTATTTTGATAAGGAAGCTATTGATAAGTCGGATGCAGAACTATTTGAGTTGGCACTCGAGAAAATCTATCAGGATAATTTTCCGAATAGAGCAGAGGATGAAAAATTCAATGAAATTGGCAAACGTCTTGCCAAGGTGGATGATATTACCGAAGAAGCTACAAAGAATCTTGAAAAGGTTAAAGAGCAAGTAAAATTGTCCGCAGCTTCCCGTTCATCATTCTTGAAAATTACCGCTCTGCTCTATGAGAAAGGAATCCTTACCGATGAAGAACTTTTTGCGACAGGTATCTTTGATGATGAATCTGAAGATAGTCCTGAAACTGATATTTAATAAAGATAGGAGAATTGACATGATGATTAAATTATATGCTCTAGAAGTTATGGAAGGCAACATGAAGTGGAAGGATATTAAATTTAGTCCAATTATTAAGGACCGAATCAAATCCTACATTCGCAAGCTAGTTGAAGATGATGAAATCTTTAACGAATTGACCAAGGAGGAGTAGTCTATGCCTTTTGACGAAGCCCAACGAATTGCAGAGAGTCAATTGACCTGGGAAATCCTATTCATTATCCTCTTTATTGTTGTCGTGGGCTTCTTGGTCCGCACATCTGATAAACGAGAAAAAAAGTTGATGGATTTTCACGAACAGTCCAAGGCTGACTCGAACAGACGCGAAGACCGCTTAATGACTCATTTGGAAAGAACGACTGAGGAATTAAGCACAATCACTTACACGGTTGGTGATATCCAAAAGGAAATGGTTCGGATGAATAACCGTATGGATGAAATTGAGAAAGGAGAATAACCATGAATCAACTTACTGAAATTATTATTGGATCAGCAACAGGAATTTTAGCTATCGTAGCAGGCATGATTGTTCACGAGGTCAAAAAGTATTTGATTGCAAAAGGCGGCAAGCGAGCGGTCGAAATCACAGAGATTTTGGCTCGTAACGCCGTCAATGCCGTTGAGCAGATTACTAAGCTCGACCAAGACAATCATGTTGATAAGCTAGACATGGCCAAGCGACGTGTGACAGGTCAGTTGGCCAAGTACAATATCTATATGACAGATACGCAGCTAGAAACGTTTATTGAATCAGCAGTCAAGCAGATGAATGATGCGTGGAAAGGAGAAGCCTATGACAACAGTAAATGAAGCATTAAATAATGTAAGAGCTCAGGTTGGGTCTGGTGTATCTGTTGGTAACGGCGAATGCTATGCATTAGCCAGCTGGTACGAGCGTATGATTAGTCCAGATGCCACAGTTGGTCTTGGAGCTGGTGTCGGTTGGGTCAGCGGAGCAATCGGTGACACCATTTCAGCCAAAAATATTGGCTCGTCATATAACTGGCAAGCTAACGGCTGGACCGTATCCACATCTGGGGCGTTTGTGCCCGGTCAGATTTTGACATTAGGGGCAACGGCGACTAATCAATACGGGCACGTCGTGATTGTTGAGGCGGTCAATGGCGACCAACTGACTATCTTGGAGCAAAATATGTACGGCAAGCGGTACCCGACTCGCAACTACTACAGTGCTGCCAGCTATCGTCAACAGGTCGTACACTACATCACACCGCCAGGCACTGTCGCGCAGACAGCTCCAAATATGGCAGGTGCCCGCACATACCGCGAGACAGGTACCATGACCGTCACAGTTGATGCAATTAATGTCCGTCGTGCACCTAATACATCCGGTCAGATTGTCGCGGTCTATAAGAGTGGTGAGTCATTTGACTATGACACGGTTATCATCGATGTCAACGGCTATGTGTGGGTGTCGTATATCGGCAGCAGTGGCATCCGCAATTATGTAGCCACAGGAGCCACCAAAGACGGCAAACGCTTTGGCGATGCCTGGGGTACTTTTAAATAA